GAATTAAAAAAGTTTGATATGAAAAAAATTAGTTTTGACCCAAATTCTTCATCCGGACCAGTAATTGTTTTAATAGGTAGACGTGATACAGGAAAAAGTTTTTTAGTTAGAGATTTGTTGTATTATCACCAGGATATTCCAATTGGAACAGTTATATCAGGAACAGAAGCAGGTAATGGTTTTTATGGTGGTATGGTGCCAAAATTATTTATTCATGATGAATATAATACAGCTATTTTAGAGAATATTATGAAAAGACAAAAAATGGTTATTAAGCAAATAAAAAAAGAAAAAGAAGCATATGGTAGAACAAATATTGATCCTAGAGCATTTGTTATTTTAGATGATTGTTTATATGATAATAGTTGGGCGAGAGAAAAATTAATGAGAATGATGTTTATGAATGGTAGACATTGGAAATTAATGCTTGTTATTACTATGCAGTATCCTTTGGGTGTCCCACCAAACTTAAGAACAAACATTGATTTCACTTTTATTTTGAGAGAGCCTTATATTGCTAATCGTAAAAGAATTTTTGAAAATTATGCTGGTATGTTTCCAACATTCGAGTCTTTTTGTCAAGTAATGGACCAATGTACTGAAAATTATGAGTGTTTAGTTGTATCAAATAATGTAAAATCAAATAGATTAGAAGACCAAATTTTTTGGTATAAAGCATCAAGTCACGGTAATTTTAAGTTAGGAGCAAAAGAATTTTGGGATATATCAAAAGATATGACATCTGATGATGATGAAGACCAATTTGATACAACACAAGGTCGTAAGGGACCGAAAATCAACGTCAAAAAATCTAAGTGGTAAAGTTAATTAAAGGAACATATTAAATTCTTTAATTAATTCTTGTTTTGATATTGATTTTGGACCTACTGTATCGTTACTTTCTAAAAAATTTATATTTTTTAATTTCTCTAGTAATTGCTCTGTAAAAATACCTTCATCAAATTTTATAAAATAATGTGATTGAAAACTTTTTTTATCTGTTACCGTATCAATTTCCCCAGCATAAACACCAACACGTCTAAATGATATATCATGGTCTTCTTCCTTTTTTACAAATCTAAAATGTTTCGGTGTTAATTTTTTTGATAATTTTCTTTTTTTTGTTTTTTTCATCCATATCTGAAAAACACATGGAACATTATAATCTTTATTATTCATTGTAAAAGAATTTTCAGGTAATTCCACTTGACAAACACAGTGAAAATATAAATCGATTTTATTTTTAAGACTATCTTTTTTAAAACTCTTCGGTAAAATAAATGAAATACTATTACTAAATGTTGTAGATTTTTTTATAAATTTTAATGCTAAAGATGATTGACGACCAAATGGTGGATTTCCTATTACATGAATATTTTTATTACCAAAATTTGTATTTAATGTTAAATAATCTTGTTTTTCAATTTCTTCATTTTCTGGTTCTATATCATAAAAATGGTAATTATTTGATAATTGTTTAATTGCATTAATAAAAGCTCCATTTCCAGCACTTGGTTCAATAACTAAATCATTTTTGTCGAATGTTATATGTTTTTTCATATATTTTAAACAAAATTGAACCGTGCTATTTTTTGTATAAAATTTATCAATTATATTTCGCTTTAATCCTTTTGCTTGTTTCATATAATTATTAATATTGTTTAATAATTATATTTATATCAATTTTTTTACATCATTCGTGGGAATCCAACCAAATTAGCACCTATACCGAATCCAGCACCTGAACGTGCGGAAACAGCCATAGATGGAACATATGTATCCAATATCGAGAATGTAGCGGCAGCGGTCAAAGCAATAAGTGCTATTTCCTCAAAATTTAATGATTTTTTTGGAATTGCATAAGCAGCAATTGCTACCATGAGACCTTCTACTAAATATTTAATAGCTCTTCTTGCTAATTCACTAGGATCAATCATTTCGCTTAACTTTTCGAACATTATAATTAATAATTAGAAAAAAATATATATAAGAAAATAAAATACTTAAAATAAAAGCATTAAGTAAATCTATAATGAGCAAATATCAGCATCAGAAAAATTCAGATGGGTCGCCTAATCCTAAATATATTGACCTTTTGGACGAAGACAAACCTGTGAGTGGTCAAAAGTTTGTATGTGTTTCATTTATCAGTCCTGAGAATATATTAAAACAAAAAAATCACTTTTTATTTCAAGAATTCCTAAAATATTTTGATTTTACTAAATCTATGAGTAAATTTACACAATTTATGAATTTTTTATCTTACAAATACAACTTAGATTTTGATAAAATGAATAAAGATTTTCAGGATTTTATGAGTAGTGAAAAAGATAATTTGGTAAATACATCAGTAGAAGATGAGTATAAAAATTTTTTAGACGCAAATGAAGAAAATTTATTGAAAGAATTTAATAATACTTATAATTTTCAGACAAATACTAGGGGATTAAAAGTTCGTGGTGCTTATCCAACACAAGAAGAAGCAGAATTAAGATGTAGAATGCTTCGTGAAGTAGACCCAAATCATAATGTTTATGTTGGACCTGTTGGAATGTGGATGCCATGGGAACCAGAAGCATATAAAACGGGCAGAGTCGAATATTTGGAAGATGAATTAAATCAATTGATGCATAATAAAAATGAAAATGAAAGAGTCGCTAAACAAGAGTTTGAGAAAAGAATTAAAGAAACTAGAAGAAAGGCCATTGAAGAAAATATAAAAAAGGCAAAAGAAACAGGAAATAAATTAACGCAAAATATTACAGAAGATGGTCAGTTAGTTGGTGTTAAAAATTCAAGCACAATAGAATCATCTTTAGGTTCTTCAAATGAACCAGTAACATCTGCTGATATTCGTAAAGAATTATTTGAAGGTGAAAATATTTTAACACGTGAAGATAAAGATAAACCTAGAAGATTTGTAAACGAAGATGAAGATGATAAAGCAGATAATGATGACGGCGAATCTAAAGCTTAAAAAATTGAATTATAAAATGAAATAAATATTTATTATATAATTCACAATGAATAATTTAAATACACCAACACATGATGGTTGGAATCACAGATGGGGATGCCCACCATTATCGGAAAAAGAATTAAAAAAAACTTTTGAAATGTGTACGCAATGTAATGGTCATTTACGTGTTCGCATAATGAAGAATGGTACAATAGAACCGTATGGAAATCATACAACAGCATATGGTGGTCAATTTTGCTCATCAGGTTGTGCTATTTCTTACATTCAAAAACAAGAAAAAATTGAAAACAATAATAAAGAAATAATATTATTAAATAATAAACATGTCAACAAAAATGGAAACACCGAATTTCAAAGAGAACACACAAACTCAGAAGTTGGAGAAGAAAGTAAAAAAGAAAAAAAATAAAACTAAAAAAAAAGTTCCAAGGTGTTCACATCCAGATTGTAAAATAAAATTAAAACTAACAGACATGCCATGTAAATGTAACCTTATATTTTGTAGTTTACATAAACCATTTTATAAACATAATTGTAATTATAAGATACAACCTATAACTAAAATTAATGGTATTGGTGGTGGTAATTTTCAAAAATTAGAGGTCATTTAATTGTTTTGGATAAAACCTGGCAAAATCTTCTGGAGATGATAAAATTTTTTCATGATAATAATAAACATCATTTTTATCGTCATCATCAGTATAATAAACATAAACAGGTGCTACTGGTTTTTCAATAGTAAACATAAAACTAATTAAAAATCGTAACCATCGTCCTTTTAACAATATTAGGCTTTTACTTAATAATTGTGGTGTATTTTTCTTTATTTTTTTTATAAAATATGTCATTTTTATTGCGTATTTTATAGATATCATTCCAAAGTTTCTTGCATCAAATAGTAAAGTAAAATTTTGGTTATGTAAGTATAAATTATTCCATGAATGTAAGAAAACATTGAAGTCTTCATCATTTTCTATGTTTCCATTTAACGTAACTTTAACTAAAGGCCATTTTGTTCTATCATATTTATAAAAAGGCATATAGTATATTTATTTTTATAA